GCACCAAGAACAGCACCAATATTATCATCAAGTTGCTGAATAACTCTACGAATATCAGAGATACGAGGAGGAACACTTACTTCGTCATAAGTGTATCCTTTTTGTGCATCAAAGAGAATTTGGCGAACTGCTGCTGCGCAACGGGCATCCATTTTAACAGTTACTTGTTTTTCTTTACTCATAGATCTCCCTCCTTACGATTTTCGCTGCGATATACATCAAATGCTCCCTCTGGGTAGCGAGCACTCAGTTTCTCATAATTCATCTTGAGAATCTCTTCAAAGTTTGTATCAAGTGCCATACAGGCTTGTGCCAAATACCAACAGATGTCACCGAGTTCACGCTTTAGGTGAAAAGCATTTTCTTCATTATAAGGTTTACCTTGAAGAATAATTTTTTTAACAACTTCAGTAAACTCGCCCGCTTCAGCACTCATACCAAGAGCAGCAGTCAATAGACGAGGAACATCAGCATCATCATTTGCTTCAAGTTCAGTCATTCGTGCAAGAAGTTGTGCAAAATCACTACTTGCCGGACTTGTAGTTTGACGAACAAATTCAATATATTTGTTTGTATCAATTACTTGTGTCATACGTTTAAATTCAAAGGTTCTTGTTGCCTATCAGGCAAAATGTTTTGGGGAGGAAGTTCTTTATCTTTTTGTCCAACAGTAAATGTCACATTAACTGTCTTTGGAGTTGGTGGTAAAAGATGGACTTGATATGTAAAACCAGAATGAAGACTACAAATCATCTTTGCATCTTCCTCAGTTCCACATTGGCAATATCTATCTCCATCATCATTTAGAACTTCGAAATATCTTCGATTATCAACTCTACTAAGTTGAAGTTCTCTAGTGGTGAGTCCCATACTAGAACTTAAATCCATCAAATGTTTTCTTTGGTTTCTTTTCTTCGTAATCATACTCTTCATCTCTGCCATTGTCAAGTATATCTTGCTGGGCAGATTGCTCACAATCATAAAGTCTCATCTTGGCACGATCAATACCAACCACAAAACGTTTATGAATGGTGGGGTCATTATATCGATTCTTAAGTTGCTTGACAAGAATTTGACCAAGACCTTCAAGTTCTTCGGTAGAGATTAGAGCAAACATCAAGTCAGCAGTTGCAGGAAGACCAAAACTTTCAGAAGTATCCGTCAGTTCCACATCAGATGAACCATAACCAGAACGAGTTGTCTGTGTAGCACTTACAATAGGAACATTAAACTCTACAGCAAGACCACGAAGTTCTTCGGCAATCGACTTGACCAAAGTATAAGAGTTTACATTGCTACCACCCCTAAATCGGGAAGAAGAACAAATATTCAGATAGTCGATGAAAATAATATCTGGATGAAATGATTTTTTCAGAGCAAGTTCGTTAAGCAAAGACTTGAAATGTCCAGAATGTGCAGATGCAGTTGGATATTCTTTGATAATTAACTGACCTTGAGTTTTCTTTGCAAGACTTGTAACCTTACTATCAAACATCTGTTTCGGTAGATCTGCAATATCTTGAATAGGAACATTCAAGAGGTTCGCATCAATTCGTTCAGCAATTCGCTCTTCCGCCATTTCGAGAGTGATGTAGAGAACGTTCCTGCCTTGCAGTAGGACGGAAGAAGCCACATGGCACATAAAGAGACTTTTTCCGACACCTGTACCAGCCAAAGCGATATTGAGAGTCTTATTAGGTAGACCACCTTTTGTGATCTTGTTAAAGTATTCAAGGTCGAATTCAATTTTTTCCTCCTTTCGATGATAGGACTCATAACGTTCCTCATAGTCTAGCAGATAGTCGTGTCCAATGTGCGTATCAAAGGATACCGCTAAAGCATCTGAAAGAATGCTAGGAATACTATCTCGATTTTTCTTTTGATCTTTACCATCAGCAATGTGGATAGACTCCATAAGAGCAAGATAGATGGCACGATCACGACACCACTTTTCAGTTGTATCTACCAACCAATTGAATTCGGATGGTTGATCGTCAAGATAACTGATTACTTGAGTAATTTCTCTGAAAGAAGTATCATTAATATCTTGACGTTTTTCAACCTCAATACACAAAACTTCTTTTGTTGCTGGTTGATTGTATTCTTGAACGAATTTTAGAATTTCTTCAAAGATAACTTTCTGATTAGCATCTTCAAAATATTCGGATTTAATAAATGGAATTACTTTTCTTACATATTTTTCATTATTCAATAGGTTTCTAAGAATTAGAAACTCAATTTTATCCATAACTAAATTCCTGTCGTGCGATTTCGTCCAGTTGTTGCATTACTTCTTCAGTGAAATATACCTCAGGTTCCTTAAGAATCTGTTTAGCATAAATCTTCTTACCGTCAATTTCATAGCGTCCTGCTACATTCTTCCAGAGTCCACCAATCTCACCAAGTTCCAGAAGACCGTAGTAACGATCAAGACCGCGCTCATCATAATAAAGACGGACTTCAACATTTTTGTTCTCTTTACTCAAACGCGATTTAGCAGTCTTAGCCTTGATAATATTTCCGACCACTTCCGTTCCATCCTTTTCTTTCTTTTTGCTGAGATAAATGATCGTACTTGCTGCGTATTTGAGTCCAGAACCTCCCCCCATTTCTTTCGTTGGTACATAAGCTCCGATGACATCGTATGTGTGATTTGTGACAAGAAGTGGAACATTTGCTTGACCTAGTTTAAGTGTGAGCATTCGGAATGCACCTTTAACAAGTTGCGATTTAGTCATATCACGAACTTGCTTATCATTCAGTGCATCAGTGATTTCTTTTTCGGTAGAAAGCATACCCAGAGAGTCTAGCACAAACATACATGGTTTGCGTTCTTCTACGGGTTTTTTTAGATAAAGATCTACTGCCTTTAGCGCCTTCCCACGAAATTCTTCAATTGTAACAACATTAACAACAACAAGACGAGAAGTATCAATTCCACGCGATTCTACAAGTGATTTAGTAATAGCAGCCTCAGTATCAAAGTAGAGGCAATAACCATCGGGGTTAGAATCAAGAAAATTCTTAACCACAGCGAGAGAGAAGAAAGTTTTTCCAGTACTAGACTCTCCAGCAATAGCAGTAATCTTATTGCCAGATACGCCGCCAAATATACTACCTGAAACCAGTGCATTAAAAATGTACGAACCGGTATCAACATACTTTTCAGTTTCATCAATATCCGCAGCAAGCTGTGTATACTCACCACCAATTTCTTTTACAATATCTTTAAGAAAATCCATCAAACTACCATCCCGTATTCTTCACGAAGTATTTTTTTATAAGGTAAACCTTGTTCCCTAAGTTCTTTTACAAGTTTGAGTTTATGGTAAAGTGCAGCATCTCCACCAAATCCAAGTGCTTTTACAATAGTATTCAGTTCATTATCATTAATAGGCAAATCCATCAAGCAAAAAATGATTCAAGGTTTACAGTTTTTTCCACATTCCACCCAATCGCATCAAGAATAATCTTGAGTGGTTCTAGAAATGCTTTCTCAAATTGTAGGTCATAGTCTATGTATTTGTCAATATTGAGTTCCTTAGGAAACTCTTGAATGAAAGAAATAATATTCTCATGAATACTATTTGGCTTTTTCAAATAGATAAACTTAATTTTTTCCCCATTTTGAATAAGAGAATATTTATTTGTTAGTTTGTTTTGTTTAATATAATAATTAAACAAAAGTGCTCCACGGATATGAATTGGAGTTCCCTTGATATAGATATCAGAAGAAGATTGATATTTAACTACATCAGATGCGGACCGAGGAAATGCAATTTGCTCTGGGGGAAGTTTTTTAAATTCATTACGAGCATTATCAATAAACTCAATTACCTCATCTTCAGTTCCACTCATCATCAACTTAAGAGCATCCTTAATCATCTTTCGACAAGGAGCTGGTGTTGAAGATTTGACTGCTTCAATACCCATCATCTTAAGTTTAGGTTCCTCATATCGAACACCTTCACTATCCCATACGTTAAGAATATAACGCTTCTTTGCAGTCCAGATTCCGCGATCAGCAATATTCTCTCGCTTCATCTGCATCTTTTGATCATATGCGTTCACATAGGTCGCCAATTCTTGGTAAGAACTCTCAATATATTTTTCAAGTTCCATCGAAGCGACCTTATCAAGGAACGACACAATGCTTTCAGTAGTTTTCTCTCTTCCCTTGAATACAGTTTCGACCAAAGGACCCATATTAAGGTAAATAGAATCAGTATCTGAAGCAATGACATAATCAACATTATCTGTTTTAAGAATTTTGTTTAAGTATGCATTCATCTTAGTTTCAATCCAACGAATTGAAACTTGACCACTCAAAGTGATTGCCTCAGCATTTTCGAGTTTGTAGTAACGAAAATATTGATTACCAATTGCACCATAAGCAGAGTTCAAAGAAATCTTCTTTGCCATTTGAATATTATTACAACGAGCAATCTCTTTTACAAGTTCTTTGTTCTTTGTTTTTTCATATTCTTTTTTTGCTTCAATCATCTTTTTCTTAAAGATGACCCGATCATGGTACATCTTTTCCATCAACTCTGGAAGAAATCCACGAATATCCTTACGGAACATTGCTCCGTTTGCACATACAGAGTAGTCTTTATACATCTCAAAACTGATCTGCTGATTCAAAATTTTATCAACGGTCACATTTGGATGTCTCTCATCAATCAAGGTTTCTGGAGAAATATTGTATTGCATAATCAGGTGGGGATACAGTGAATTAAGGTCAAAGTTCACTACCCAATCATATTTGCCAGGAATTGGTTCTTTTACATATGCACCTGCATACTTTTCATTCTTTTGAGACTTGTTCTTAGGTGGGATAACAATATTTCTTTTCTTGAGATAATTGTAAATAATATTATCCCACATACGCACCTGATAAAACACATCAGCATAATTTACTTTGGCGTCATATGCCATTGTAAGTGCTAGTTCGATTAGTTTCATCTTGTCTTCCAAACGGTCAACAAGTTCCACGTCAACGATGTTATATTCAATAAACTTTTGCCAACCTTGAGTATAGAAATCTTTGAATGTATCAAACTCAGAGTGATCCAGTTTTTTCTGTCCCAACTCAACTTCGGCAATATAATCAAGACGGTATGACTCTTGTGCCTTATAAGTAAACTTCTTATAAAGATCAAGATAGTCAAGCTGAGTTAGTCCCCCGACATCAAAAGTCGTGTGCTTACGACCATTAATATAGATTTCACCTTCAGTAACAAGACCCCAGTTAGAGAATCGTTTCATTGGTTTTTCACCAAGAACACGATTCAATCGTTTACAAATATAGGGAATATCATACAACTGAATATTCCACCCAGTCACAACATCGGGAACATCAACCATCCAATAATTAAGGAAACTATTAAGAAGTTCATACTCACTTGGGCAATAATGATAAGTTACATTACTCTGCTTATTATTGAAAGGTTTTACTCCCCAAGTAACAATTTTTTTAGTCGTATAGTCTTGAATAGTGATTGCAAGAATTTCCTCAGAACAAGATTCCACATCAGGGAATCCTGCTTCAGAAGCAACCTCAATGTCCAAAGTTACAAGTTTAATTTTACTAATATCAAACTTAATTTCATCCTCTGGATATTTTTCTGAGATATATTGATAGATATAGCGATCATTTCCATAGATCCCAAATCCATCAATCTCATCGTATTTCTTGTAAAAATCACGACAATCCCTTACTGTTCCCGGATTAATTGGTTCTACTGCTTCTCCACCCAATGTCCTATACTTAGAATCTTTTTTAGTTTTTACATAGAGAGTTGGAAAAAACTCATCTCTTGTCTCAAATCTTTTACCATTATCTACTCCACGAACCAAAAACTGATTTCCAATCAACTGAACATTAGTGTAAAATCTCATTCTTTAATCAAGTCCTCATATTTTTCAAGAAGTGTGGGAGTTGGATCTGCCAGTGTTAAGATCTTATCCGAACTAATCATAAAAGTTTTTTCTTTTGTATATCCACAAAGAAATGGTTCTAAAGTTTTTTGATCCGTAACAACATAAGGAGAAATTAACTTACAATCAGGTTCTCCAATATCAGCACCAACTTCTTCAATTTTGCTCAACAAGATCCGACTGTTCATCAGAACTATCAGTTTGGTTATTGTTTCCATAATTAACTACCTCTTCGATGTACATTTCTTTCAGTTTATCAATGGGTTCTGTCATAGTAACAACCCACTCTGCGGTTAAAGGAATTCTTTTATCCTTTGATAATGGCATCCATGGATACAAAGATACTTGATAAGATGCTGATTTTTCTTTACTTTCTTGCTCACCAAAAACATTAGGATCTCGCATCTTAACAACACATGGTTTGGTCAAAAAGTAACCAATAACTCTTGGATTCTCTTCATCACCGACAACCATTTCCTGAACGTCGGAGATTATATCCTCCCCAGATTTCAACAATAGCAATTTAACAGACATAGTTAGTTCGTACCTCTCTTTATTTTAGCAAGAAAAAAGAGGGGTGTCAACTGGATTTTGCCAGTTACCCCTCTATGGCATTG